ATGAAATGCCCTGTCCAGCAAGGACGGGACCGCCGTAGTAGCTGCCACCATACGGACGCGTGGGGTCGCCGATGCTGAATGAGCACAGGTAGTTATCCGGGTAGTGCTCGGCCAGCCAGGCACGGAACTTGGCCGCCGCGACGGCGCCCGCCGAGTACCCGCCGATGACGACCCTGATGTTGGGGTTGATCCGGTAGCGCTCCAGGAAAATGCGTTTGGCGTCGGCCACGGCGATGTCCACGGCCTTGGCCATCGAAATGTCACCCGGACCGCCAGCAGCGCCGACCGGCAGACCACCCATGGTCGCGGCGAACTCGGGGTGTACCTCTTCAACGAGGTTGGCCACAGCCTGCATAACACGAGATACGTAGTCCTGGCCGATGATGCCTCCGGTGCCCCGGAACATCAGCCCGAGGTGGCGGCCCTCGGGCGGGGCCGGGGGCGCAATACCCAACGCGCGCAGGTCGTTATCGGACACTTCGCCGGTGGGGACCTGGCCGGTGCGGCGCTGGTACTCGGCTGCCCAGGACGCGGCGCGGGGACCGAATTCGTCGGTGTCGCGGGGCAGCGGTCCCAGTAGCCGGGTGTACAGCGGCCCAAACCAGTCGTTCATCACGGCGCGCCACTGCCGGACGGCCTGGTTGCGGTCGCCGATGCGGATCACTTGGACCACACCTTGTCGCGCAAGGTCATACCTTTGGATGCCCATGCCGGATCTCCGGGTCCGAGCTGGGCGGCGATGTACTCCAGCAGCTCGCGATCGGTTGCCGTTTGCGGCCAGACCTTTGCCGGGGGCACGATCACGGGTGGGGATGCCTGGTAGATGCCGAGGTATCCGTCTTGGAGCTTCTTGGCGAATGCGGCGTTTCGCGCATCGCCTTCGGGCCAAGCCATCTGGTAGTGCATTTCGTCCGGCGATCCGATGTTCTTCTCACCCCAGGTGCGCCCCCAGTAGACAGACCCCTCAAACAGATTGAGGCCCTGGCGAACCTTGGCGATCTTGGCCGCTGACATCGTGTACTGCTTCCATGGATACTTGGGTGCGTTCACGTCAACGGCTGTGCCCGCCAGGTGATTTGAGTTGGCCACCTCGTTCTCCAGCGACCAGCCCCAGACCGGGGAGTCGATCTCTTCGACGTTGCGGTCATACCAGTACAGCCAGGCGCCGAGGATGGTCAGCGGGGCGCCCTTGCGCAGCGGTGCGGTATCGACGAGGTAGAGCTCGTCGATGCGCACGATGTCACATTCGTCTCGGTTGCACATGCGCCAACCGTTCTCGGACACTGTATTGCCGTATGCGGTGCGAAAGCTCATCGTGTGTACAACCTTTCAATGCCGGGGTCGATCTCTTGGGCGTAGGAGGACAGCTGGTCGGAGGCCCACCAGCCGAGGCGGAATGCGGCGGCGAACAGGGCAAGACACAGCGCGCCCACGCCGAGCAGCTGGCGGCGCATCATGTCGTGGCCAACGGCGCGAGGGTCAGTGAGTCACTGTTGATGCGGATGATGTCTCCGCTAGCCCCCGACTTGCTCGCGGTCGCCTGGGAAGACCACAGAAAGTTGCCGCCCGTAGGTCCGGGGGTATCCCAGAATGAGACGCCTGCAATGGTTTCCGTGGCGCCGAGGGTGTGTTCGGGGGTATTGGATTGGGTGATCGACCCGGATGCCGCCGCGTTGAACGCGCAGGCGTACCGGGTGGGCACCGAGGACGCGTTGGCCGTTCCGGCCGCGCCGGGATCGCCGGTGTGCATCTTGGCGTACACCGTCGCCGGTGGTGTGTAGGCGGCGTTGCGGCAGATGTGATCGAGCAGTTTGTTCGCCAGGTAGGCCGAAATTCCCCATGCCATAGTGGATTTCCCTTTCTATTGATACGACCGGATATGTGCTATGCCCGTTCCGCCGACGCGGCCGGGGTTGGCGAAGCCGAAGACGCCGCCCGAGCCGGGACCGCCGCCACCTCCGGGCGCGTTGCCGTTAGTGTTGGTGCCTGCCTGTGCGCCGCCGGTGTAGGTCTGGCCGTTGATGGTGGTGTTGCCCGCAGCCTCGCCGGGCTGGTTGAGTCCGTTGCCGGCGTAGGCGCCTTTACCGCCCGCCCCACCGGCACACGTTGTGGTGATTCCGTTGACCAAGAACGTGGTGTCACCGCCCGGCCCGCCGTCTTTCTCTTTGGCGCCCGCAGTTCCCGGCGCGCCCACGGTGCCGGTGATCGTCAGCGCCGATCCAGGCAGATCGATGTTGCGGGCTACGGTGGCGTTGTTCCATCCGCCCTTGCGTCCGCCTTGTCCTGTGCTGCCTAGACCGCCGTCACCGCCGCCCCCGCCTCCCCCGGCGCCGCATCCAACGCAGTCCATGTAGTCGGCGTTGCGCACGATGTTGTGGGTGAACGCCCCGGCCGTGGTGTAGGTGGCCAGCGTGGGCAGCCCGCCTGGCGGATAGCCGAGGCTGCATGCCCGCGTCATGGTTACCGACAGGGCGGCGTCGATCTTGGCGACGCGTTCGGTCACCAGGGCCGAGGACATCGCCACGGTGCGTGTGAGCCCAACGGGCAGCAGCTTGTCGAAACTGATCGAGCGGGGCGCGGTGAGGTTGCGCGTCAGATCGATCGCGGCCACCCGTTGCAAACCGATGGTGCCGGTCATCTCCAGTGCGCTACTGAGGTCCGCGCCGATCACTTTGGCCAGGAACAGTGCCCGCTCCATGGTCAGCGCCAGCGCGAGGTCCTGTTGGAACGTGGCCTGTAGTTGCAGATCGCGGGTCACCAACACTGGCCGCTTGGTCGCCAGCTGGTAGACCGCCGTCAATGCCAGCGCGCGATCGGCGTGCACCGACAGCACCACGCCGAGGGCTTGCAAGGCTACTAGCTCGACGTGCCCGACGCACATCACCGCCAGTGCGCTATCGAGTCCGATTACCGCGTGCCACCGGCCAGTCGGCGCCGGTGCCGGTACGTGCGGGTTCGGGTACCACTTACCGCCCGAGCGGCCAGGGGCGATGCTCGGGTCTGTAGACCAGGGCATTTAGGGGCCTGCGAACCCCGCCCGGAAGACCATGTTTCCGTCGTCGTCGGTACCGGTGATTGCAATCCAGTTGGCGGGGTTGGTTTTACCCTCGTCGTTGAGGCCACCGCGCACTACCGTGAACGTGATTCCGGGTAGCTCGGGCATGGTGAATGTGGTGCCCGGCTCGGGCATCTGCGGGGTCTGCGGTGCCGTGGACGGTTCCTGCGACAGTTCTGGCGCGGGTGAATCCGGGGTGGGTGAGGGCGCCGGGGGGTCTATTAGAGCCTCGGTGTCCTCTGCGGTGGGTGCTTGCGGTGTGGTCATGGGTGAGTTCTCCTGTGGTGTGGGGTTAGATGAGTTTTCGGCCGGTGAAGGAGGCCACGCCGAACACTTGGGTGATGGTGCGCGAGACAACGGTTTCCGAGCCGGTGGAGCCGTTGGAGCGCACGTCGTAGTCGACGACGATCAGGGCGGGTTGGATCTTGTCGCCTGCGTTGAGCAGGATTTCGAATTCGGCGCCGGGGCCGATGGCGCCGGTGACCTGAACGTCGTTGCGGTACAGGCACCAATGCGGGGTCACCGGACCTTTGGCCGAGTATGGGCGACACGTGGTGGCCAGCTTGTAGAGCCCGGCTTGATCCACGGTCACCGCGCCCCGGCCAAGGTCGGTGATGGTGACGCCATTGGCGTAGTCGATGAAGGTGAAAAACGACGCCGGTAGCAGGCCCGCTGAGGTGATGGGGTCGGTATAGGTGAAACCCGATGTGGACGAGCGGGTTAGGCTCCACGCGTTCGACAAGGTGGCACTACCTCCCGAGGGGCTGTAATCGGACATCGCGAATGCTGCGATGCGGTAGGAGTCATAGGTGAACCACGACGTTGCCCGCTGAACACAGAACATGGCGTATCGATAGTCCGGGCCGGTTGCGATGGCGCCCGCGACATCGGTCGCTGAGGTGACCGGCTTGCCGTTCACGCGGACAAAGAAGTTGTTGCCGCTGCAACGGATTTCGATACGGGCGCCCTGTTTGACCGATGACAGCCCGCCTTGAAAGGTCATCGGTGTGGCGAACGTCCAGCTGGTGCCCGAGCGGGTGAACTTGCCGACGAGGACCTCGCCCTCTTTGGCCAGGCAGTAGGCGCCGGTGGTGCGATCGGCGTTGCAGCGAATGAACACCCCGGAGTAGTAGTTTCCGTTTTGGGTGTTGCCGAGCACGAATGAGGCCGACTGTCCGTCGCTGGCATAGGTGTAGTTGGGGCTGGCGAAGTAGTACCCGTCAGGGTTGCCGTTCTTGACGCCCGCATATCCCGAGTCGCCCCTGATGGTGATATCGCCGGGCGTGGGGCCGGTGGTCCAATCGGTCGCATTCAGCGCGGCCCCGTCTGCCCCGGAGAACACGAAACTGTAGCTGTTGCCGTCGCCGGTGTTCTGCTCGGTCTCCTGCTCTTGCAACGTGGTCTGTGCGGCGATAGCGCTCTTGAGCGCGTCTTGCGACAGGCCCAGCAGCGCCAGTAGCGAGTCCTTGGCCTGATTGATGCGATCCCCGATAGCGCCCGTGGTGCCAGTGCCCACGCCGTCGGCGCCGTCCTTGACCCCGGACAGGATGTTGCCGAGGTTATCGACAAGATCATCGACCCGGCTCATATCGAAATTGCCGACTACATCGGATGTGCTCAAGTAGCCACCGCTGGTGAGCTTCTGAGTCTTGTTCTGATTCAAGCCAAACCAGGCGATGAAGTCCTGCACGATATTGTTGATGGGCGTGACCACGTTGCCGTTGACAACGTCGCGGATCTGATTGAGAACCGTTTGGATGATCACCAGACCCGAGACTTGGGCCTGCTGAATCAGGCCGACAATCTCGGTCGCGGTGATCTTGCCGTCAGCGGTAATCGCTTGTAGGCGTGCGGCAATGTCGGCTGCCTCGGAGTTGACCGTTCCGCCGATGGCATCGACCATCCCGCGCAGATCCTTGACCAGCTCGATATCGAGTAGGTTCGACGCCCACGCCGAGGCATTGGAGAATCGGAAGGTTCCAGCCGTTGCGCCGCTATCGAGGATGAGCAGCTGCGAGACGTACTTGACTCCGGTGGGCACCGGCCATTTTTCTTGTACTGGAACCCATTGCCAGCCATGATCACCGGAGGGTTGCAAGGTGCCGCGAATGACATCGGCCAGCGGATTGCCTGCCTCATCGAACGGGGTGAATCCGACCTTGACCGGGTTTGATCCTGCGGTGGCGGCGGCGCCGGTCCATTGCGAGGCGGCGCGCAGCTCTAAGGTCTGGCCAGGGAAAACCCGGAAAGGCTCTGAACGCATGACCTGCTGTGTGCCGTTGGCGGTCGCGCGAATTGAGCCGCCCGAGATGAAGCCGGGCATCACGGAATCCCAAGACCAGAATGGGTTGGTTTTCACGCTGTCGGCGGTCAGGAACTCGCCCGCACCGTTGATCAAGTCCTGGATGATGTTGCCGATACGCGAGATAGCGATGACGCTGTTGTTAAACAGTTCCTCGGCGCCGGTCCGCAGTAGGTCGCCGAGGCTTTCGACGAACTTCTGCGGGCTCGATAGGTCGAGCTGGCTGCGTGAAAGAAACTCGGAGACAAGGTAATCGAAAAACTCATTGGCGGCCGTCAGGTCGATACCCGTGGCGTCCCTGAGCCATTGCGCCCACGTGTCGCGGATCTGCAACATGAAGTCGCGGATGCCCTGACCGGCGTACTCGGCGGCCTCGGTGAGGTCATAGCCCAGTAGCCCGGCAAGGGGGTCTTTGTCCGCGACCCGGCGCGGGCGCCGGTCAACCACTCTGGGCATGTCAGCTCACGGGGTAGGCGCGCAGGGCCAGCTGGGACCATTCGGCGTCGATGATGTACGAACCGTTACCGCCGATGCGGCGGGCGATCACATAGACGTTCACCGCCTGGCCGGCCGGGATGCGCCCGACCGCCGAGGTGGGCGACACCGCGCGCATCGGGTCGCCTTCGTGGGAGAAGTGCGGGGCGATGTGCGAGACGGTCGTGGTGTCCAGCGTGGACGGGTCAAATGGCCCCAGCGCGCAGATCGGGGCGTTGCCCGGCACCGACGGTGAGCTGTTCTCCGGCTCGATGCGGACCTCGATCTGGACCTGCGCCGAGGACAAGATGGCGCGGCGCCACCGCACGTGGCCCATCACGTCGGGATACCAGGCTGTCGAGCGTGCCTCGATGGTCAGTTGCGCGATGATCTGCTCGCCCGTGGAGAAGCTGCCGTTTTGGAATGCGCCCTGCGGGATCGTGTACAGCTCGGCGGCGTAGGGAGACATATCGCCGGGCTTGAACTTGCCGCTGGTGATGTCAAAGACGATGCCCTGGCCATCGAGCGGGTCGGCGCTGTTGTCGTAGTCCAGCGAGCCCCGGATCGTCGAGTTGTCGCCCTGCGGACCGGGAATGCCGGGGATCTTGAGGTGAAAGTGCGGATCTTCGTCGGTACCGCTGCGGTCCACCACGATCTCGCCGTACGGCCCCGAGACCGGCTGCGGGACGATCTCGGCGGACATCGACAGGTCCGGGGTGGGGCCGGGAGGCCCCTCCAGGCTGCCCTGCTCCTGGCGCCACGCGCTGCCGGTCCAGATGTTCCAGGTGCCGTTGATGTACCACGCGCGGCCCGCGTCCAGCGTCGTCAGGGTGTTCTCTCCGGCATGCAGCGCCGCGACGCTGGAATAGCCGTGGCCCCACTGCGGACGGATGATGGGCGAGGGGGTGCCCGGCTCGCCCTTTTCGCCCTTGAGCGCGTTGAGCACCACCACGGCATCCTCGGAATCGAGGGTGAACGTGCCGATGGTTTGGGGCGGGTCACCGGGCTTGCGCTGGTAGGCGTAGAACCTCAACAATCCGCGATGATCACCCAGCCAGACTGGGGCACTGGGCAATACGTCAACCACGGCTGTCCTCCTTGTTCGCCTCGTTGAAGGCCTCGGTCATCTTCTGCGCCACCAGACGGCGCACCTCGTCGGGAAGTCGTTGCGTCAGTGCGGTGGCAATCCGCTCGGCCTCGGCCTCGTCCTGTTCGGGATCGATCTCGGGGGCGTCCTCGCGCAGCACCCACTGCACGGAATCCTCGAATACCGCGTGCTGATCGGGCTGCTTGATGGCCACGATGTAGGCCAGATCCGGATGCACCCGCACACCGGCCAAAACGCCGTGCACGCACCAGAGTTGGAGCATGCTCTCGTCGATCCACAGTGTGGCGCCGTTGGGGGCCTGGCCGTCGCGCATGGCGTCGGCGAGCTTGCGTGCTTCGTCGGTTATCTCGTCGAGCTCAGCGCGGGTGAACTTGCGGTCATAGGGAAATTCGGGGAAGACCTGAGCCTCGGTCACTAGAACATGCCTCCTGCGGATGCGATGGTTGCGGCGAAGTTGGCCACGTCGCCGATGGTGCGGAATGCCCGCAATAGCCCGTCTTCCTCGCGAGTGTCATCGCCCACGAGAAGTGTTGGGCGGCAAGGCTCACCGCGCTTGAGGGTGCGACGGATGCCCTTGACCTGCTCGGTGTACAGAATCTCGGAACGCTCGACGTTGACTCGGTGTCCCAGGCCGAAATCCTTGTCAATCACGAACGGCGCCACATCGCCCACGTCCTGGTTGAACGAGACATAGGCGCGGTTCTTGTGGTCGCCGTCGGCGATGGCCTGTATCGAGCTGACGGTGTACGCCGATCCGGAGCCCGAGGCCATGAACTCGTTGCGGGCATAGGGTCCGGCCTTGGCAGAGGCAAATGGGTTGCGCCACTGCATGAATGGCAAAAACACGTCGTCGAGCTGCCCCTGATAGAGATTGTCAAGCCCGTTGACACCGTATTGCTGGTAGGCGCCCAGGCCGTAGTTGATCACCTGGGAAAGCTGGGCCAGACCGTAGCGGATCATGAAGCTGATGGCCTGGTTGAGCCATGCCGGGCTCTTGCCGCCCGTCAGGATGGTGACAGCGCGCCGCTTGTGAATTGACATGGTGGACTTGCGGATACCGCCGTGTTCTGCGTCGCGGTATGTGTAGGGGGAGGGCTTGGGCGCTACGCCGAGCAGCTTGCGGATGAACGGATCGGGAATGCCGTCGCCGTCTTGGTCCAGTGGGATGATCGTCGATGCCAGGAAGTCATCCAGTGTCGCTGCGATGAGGTTCATGGCGCCGTCGATGAGCGTTCCCGTGGGACCGCCGACGCCCGAGTTATCCTCGTAGGACAAGATGATGCAGGCCCGTTTCGGGCGGAACAGTTCGGCGAGCTCTGGGCCAAACATGGTGTAGGGTGCCGGATCTGTGGGCAGCCACGTATAGGCGCGGCACGTCACGCCCGCGTCCTTGAGCAGTGGCGCCTGCGCCTCTTCCAGTGACTTCCAGCGCGAGGAGAGCACGCACCACCGCGTCTGGTCCAGCAGCGGCACCATCGGCATAACCTGAATCGGCCAATTCAAGATATGCAGGTTTTCCAGCCATGTCTTGGGGGCGAACAGGTTTCGTGGGATTGGGTGAAAACCGTTGAGAGTGTAGATGCGAAACAGGTTGATAAAAGCCGTACTTGCGCATGTCCAGGCCGTCGGGCCGCCGTTCATGAAAATCTTGGGCGCCTGCACCTCCGGCGGAAAGATAGGGTTGGCCGCGACGCTGACAAAGTTCGGATGATCACGAAAGCTAGTGCACTTCAACACTGTTCGAGTTGGCTGACCAGCCTCCACGATGTCGTCGATGTCATCGATCCAGCCACCCCACCGGGCCATGAAGTCGTGCGGGTTGGTGACATCGGGGTCTACCGTCAGCATCAGGTTCTCGTCATACGGGATGTCCCGCGTGATGAGCTTGCGCAGCCAGGCGAACCGCTGCCCGGCGATGGTGACCTGAGCGCCGCCTACCTTGTCGTCGAGCTCTTCCCAGACCGCCTCTTCGGGGTCGGCGATCTGACACAGCAGCCGAAAGTCTTTATCCCACACCCGAAAGAGCGGGACTTGGGGCGGCCTGTTGATGTAGGCGTACCGCTGAGACTCCAGCCGGTCCATCACCGCGCCGGTCATGGCGCTAGGTGGCATGGTCGAACCTTTGCGGTACCACGCACCAGATGCGGCCGCCTGGTCGGGAGTGGTAGACCGGCAGCGAGGCCTCCGACCGTGCCGGGATCGGCACCGAGAAGCCCTGCCCGCGTAGCCGCTCCATGATGGTTTGGCCGCGCTCGCCAGCGTTTCCGGTGATCAGTGAAGCGATCTCGGAGTTGCGGATGAACTGCAACCCGATGTTGTCCACCGGGTCTTTGTCGCTGATGGCAATGCGGTTGCAGGGGTCGGTGTCGATGAGAGTGTGCTCGTCCTCGTAGAGCGTGAAGTCGATGACCATTTCGGGCTCGCGGTGCCGACGCAGACCGCGCGGGGTGAGCCAGGACAAGCCGAACAGTCCCAGCAGGCCGGGAAAGTCGATGTGGTCCTCGGCGTCCGGGGCGGTGATGACAGCGGCCGGCCCATCGGGCAGCTTGATCCGCCCTGGTGCTTCGCAGATGAAGTAGGGCCTGATCGGTACGTCACTGCGATTGACCACACGGATCGAGCCGACCTTTTGCCCGTTGGTCGATTGCCACATGCCCACCCGGTCGGGCCGCCGCCAGCGGGGATCACCAGAGGCCGCCAGCACCAGCTCATGAAGGCTGTAGTTGGTGTCATCGGCGGTCGGGTCGTCCTCGTAGATGGTGTGCACCGAGTCGCGCAGCACCGGCAACCAGACCTCGCCGTACAGGCGTGAGGTGACGGTGAACCACGAGGGGGTATCGACCTTGAGGCCGTCCATGAACCGTCGGCGCGTCCCATACCAGCCGAATGCGTGATCATCGATCAATAGCGCCCGGAATGCGATCTCGTGGCGGCCGTCGATCCACCGCTCGAAGTAGGGGGCGCTGTTGGCGGTCTCGGACCACACACCCTTGCCGGGGATCTCACCGAGCCCGTCAATGGCGCCGTTGATCATGGCGCCCTCGACGCCCGCGTTGGGACCCGACAGGTGCCACACGTTGCCGGTCGTGTCGATGATGCGGCACTCGATGTGCTCGGCGCGCATCCGCTCGGGAAGCGCACCCCAGGAGGTATCTGCCGGTAGCGCCATCAGAAGCCCGTCGGGATCGCAGCGCCCAGCCGCGTCTGCTGGTCGGGTGCGGCGCGGCGGACCGCCGTGGCGATCTCGTCGGCGCCGGGGCCGTTCGCGGTGACCTGGATTGAGGCATCGACGTTGGGCGGTGCGAAACCGGGCAGGTTCAGGCCCGCGATGTTCAGACCGCCCTCGGTGCCGGGGGCGTTGCCCTGACCGGGCGCGGCGGTACCGCCAGCGGACACCGGGGCTGCCGAGGACGGCTGCCAGTCCGAGCCGGGTGTCCAGCCGGGTTGCTGGATGCCGAGCTGACCGTCGATGGCACCCTGTATCGGCCCCTTGAAGGCCGTCATGAATGAGTCAAACATCTTGAGGGGACCGAAGTTTGAGATGTCCGGCAGCCATGACCCGTCAAGACCGAATGTCTCCTTGAGGAACGATCCGAAGATGCCGCCCGCACCGCCGAGGTCACCGCCGCCACCGGCACCGCCAATACCATTGCCGCCCTTGGGTTGCCTAGTCTCGGTGAACTTGCCCTTTTTGGTCTGCTCCAAGTCATCTCGGGCATCGCGGGCTTCACGCTTGGCCTTCTCCAGGTTGTCCTGCGCGGTCATCCGCTCGGACTCCTTGGCCTTCTTGCTCAGCTCGGCCACCCGCTGCTCGGCGCGCTTCACCCGGTCATCGGCATCGGCCACCTTCTGCTCGGCGTCGCGCACCTTGCGCGGATCACTCTGGTAGTAGCCCGCTTCACCATTGGGGCCAACGCCAGCGGTCGCACCAGCGGGGACACCGCCACCCGCACCGCCGCCCGCCGACAGCGGAGCGGACACGCCCGCACCGCCGGAGAGCGCCGCCGTCGGCACAGCAGTCGGGACCGCACCCACACCGCGCCCCTTGCCCAGGATCACATGCAGGTGATCCATGTGGTTCTGAGTCGGGGTGCCGCGATCGGGCATGCCGGTCCCGGTGGCGAAGCTACCGCCGTATCCGTATGAGGTTTGGCGCCAGATGATCCCGTTCACATCGAGAGTGGAGGCGTTCTTCTGCAAGAAGGCCAGCACGCTATTGCCCAGCGCCATGCCCTCGGGCGAGTTGTAGTCGGGGATCATGACATCGATGGCGTTGCCCGTGCTGTGTTCGCCGTAGCCATCTTCGGAGCGGCGGCCACCAATGCGAGTGATCTTGGGCCACATCTGCATGATGGTGGTGCGCAGAAAATCGGCGCCGGGGTTCAGTCCCTCGGCATAGCGGGGCAGGCCGCCGTCAATGAGCATCGCGCGCAGGTACTCTGCCGAGGGCAACCATCCGGCATTGAGGGCCGCGACGACAGCGGCGCCGTTTCCGCGCATCGCCGCGGCCTTGACCACACCCTCATCGGTGGAAACCAAAGCCGTTGGGTACCCGCGTGTATCAACGCCGATGATCGAGTCGCTGGTGCCGGTCCCCGGCCCCCAGAGACGGCCTGCGGTGGTCCGGCCGGCAACCCCGCCAGCGGCCAGCATCGGCAGCGAGGGAATGGGCTGGATGCTCTCGCCGCGACGCGGGACACCGGGGATATCCGGCATGGTGAACGTCAGCTTGGCGGCCATGGCGTTCCACATCATGATCAGCCCGTTCACCATCGACTTGAACGAGTCCTTGATGCTGTCCCACATGCCAATTGTCTTCTCCTTGATGGCAGATGGCAGGTTGGAGAAGAAATCGACCATGGCGTTGAACTTGTCGCGGATACCGGTCCATACCCCTTCGGCGGTGTCCACGAGCCCGCGCCAGCCAGCGGCGATTCCTTCCCAAACGCGTTGCAGGAAAGGCCACGCCGTGTTGGTGAACCAATCAACGACCGCTGATGCGGCCTCCTTGATGCCTTTCCAGGCCGCATCGACGATGCGCCGGAACGTCTCGGAATGCTTGTAGGCGTAGATCAATCCAGCTGCAAGAGCAGCAATTCCGATGACAATAAGGCTGATCGGGTTGGCCGACATCGCGGCGTTGAGTAGCCACTGTGCGATCGTCCACGCTTTGGTGGCCGCGACAAGGGCGTAGTACCCGGCCGTCGTCGCACCCGAGACCACCATCGCGGCGGCCGCCGATGCCGCCGAGACCGCCATGGCCGCCAGCGCGGGCGCGAGCAGGGTGGTCAGGATGACCGCCAGGCCCCCGGCCAGCTCCTTGTTCTCGTTGAAGAACCGCCCGACCGCGATCCCTGCTGTCACAACGCCGGTAACGGTGGCCAGCAGCGTGGAGAACGCGCCCTTGACCAGATCGATGACGCCCGATTGGTCGATCTCCTTGAAGAAGTCCTTGACGTAGGGGACAGCCGCCTTAAATCCGTCCTCGGCCTTGCCGATACCCTCGGCGAGCCGGTCGGCCCACTGTTGGGCGGGACCGCTGATCACGTCGTAGAGCGCCAGCGAGAACGACTCGACCGCATTGCTGATGCGCTCCACCGCACCGGGCAGGCCCTTGGTGCGTGCGGCGGCCACGTCGGCAGCAGCCCCCGAGCGGTCCATGGCCGTGGCCATCTTGTTGAACCCGTCGGCGCCCTCCTTGGCGCCGATGCCCGCCAGGCGGGCCGCATCTGAGCCGAACGCTATGGCGGCGTTCTCCTGGAACATCTGCGGGGTCAGCCGCTTGGATGCCTCCTGGAGCTGACCCATGAGCGCGGCGAGCCCGACGAAATTGCCTTGGGCGTCGTAGGCCTGCACCCCGAGGGCATCGAGGGCAGCTGATGCCTGATCGGACGGTGCGGCCAGGTGCAGCAGCGCGGACTTGAGCAACGTACCGGCATCGGAGGACTTGATGCCGTTGTTGGCCAGCAGCGCCAGCGTCGCGGCGGTGTCCTTGGCGCTGATCCCGAACTGGTTGGCCACCGCCGACCCGGCCTGGAGCCCATAGGCGATATCGGTGATCTCGGCACTGGAGGCGTTGGCGGCGTTGGCCAGAATGTCGGACATCTTGCCCGCGTAGTCGGCGCTCAGGCCAAAGGCGTTCAGGGCGTTGGACTGGATGGTGGCGGCCTCGGCGGCGGAGATACCGGCAGCGGCCGCCAGCTGGAGCGTGCCCTTGGCAGCGTCCATCGACTGCTGAACATCGAACCCACCCTTGGCCAGTTCGGTCATGGCCGCAGCGGCGTCGTTGGCCGAGGTGCCCGGCAAGCTGATGTCGTTGCCCAGCTCACGTGCCCGCGCGCCCACCTGCGCCATCTGCTCTGCGGTGCCGCCCGATACCGCCCGCATAGTGTTCATCGACCGCGTGTAGTCCAACCCGACTGTGAGCGCCTTGGTCAAGGTGGTGGTCACGGCGGCCACCCCACCGACGAGGCCGGCCGCGCCCGCCAAGCTCCCAGTTAGGCTGCGCGCACCCGATGCCGCCGCGCCGAGCGCGTTGCCGGTGGCGCCGCTGACGCGAGAGAGAAGACCGAACTTGACCGCCGCGCCCTCGGCAGCATCCCCGGCATCCTTTTGGGCCTTGGCGAGGTTGACTTGGGCGTTGCGCAGCGCGCCCGTGGCGTTGGTGTGCGCGTTCTCGGCCTGCGTGAGGTTGCGCTGCGCGGCGGCCACCTTCTCCTCGGCCGCCGCCAGCCGCCCGGCATCGGTGACACCCTTGTCGCGCAACGCTTGTAGCTGGGCCTCGGCCACCTTGACCTTGCCGGTTTGGTCCTCAATCTTCTTCAACGCCGTGGCGACTTTCGCGCTGGACGATTCCACCTTGCCCTTGGCCTGCTCGACACCAGCGGCGATGGCCGCGCCCGCGTCCACACCTGCCTTGGCGCCCGCCGCTTTCAGGGGTATACCGAGCTTGCTGGCGATCTCCTTGGTGATGTTCTCGAAAGACAGCGCCACCGGGAGCATGGCGTACCCGATGTTGGTCTTATCGGCCATCATTGACCCCCTCTGGCGTTGCGTTTGGCTCTGGCGATGTCATCGGCCACCGTTCGGCTGTTGTGCGCTCGTGCGCGTTTGCGGGCAGACTCGCGCCGTTTCTCCCGACGCTCGGTGGCTTGCTTCTGCGCGTGGGCCTGCTCGCCGTTGCGGTCGTACTGGTGTCCGGTCCAGGCGGTCACCATGTCGGCCATGAGGTGAGCGTGTAGGTCCCACGCTGATTTCCCGTTGGAAAAGTGCAGGGACAGAGCCGATGTGGCGGGTAGATGCGTCACGCGTACATGGATCATGCGCAGCGTGAGCCGCCGTATCCCCTCGGAGTCTCGACGCCAGCGGTCCCGGTAGTCGATGTGATGGAACGTCGAAAGATCGGCCTCGACGAGATCGCAGTGGAACCGGAGCAGGGCCAGAAACCCGCGCAGTGCAACACATGTCGGAGGCACTGTGCGGATCACTGGCGCAACTAGTTTCCCAGCGCGGCGGTGAATCCGGACGCTTCGGCGATGGCGTCGGAGAGCGCCCGCAGATCCTTGACGGTGTTATGCCGCGCCTTGAACGCGCCGTACTGTGCCGGTCCGAGCACGCTTCGCAGCAGCGTGGATGGTAGTCCTCGTTCGGCTGCCTCCAGCGCTTCAATCGGCCAATCATCCACCGTGGCAGGCACTTCGTAGGCGTGGCCGCCGTAGGCGACCTGCTGAGTCTCGATGCCCTTCGCCTCGGCCTCGGCCGGACTTGTTGTCTGCTTTGCCATTTCAGATTCTCCCTCGGCTCCCCGGCATTGACAGGTGAAGCCACCCCGCGCCGGGCCGAGGGAAACGGCGCGGGGTGACGGCTGTGGTTACTTGGAACCCTTTGCGGTGCTGCGGGCTTCGTTCTTCGGCGGGTCCTCGCCTTCGGCCTCGGCTTCGGTGTCGGCCTTGGCGGCGGCGTTGATGGCCCGCGCCCGTTCGCCGCCCGATTCGACCACCTCGGGCTCGACCTCGCCAACGAGCTTGGCCTCCTTGCGGGCAATGAGCGCCTTGGCTGAGTTCTCATCGACCGCGATGACCGCGCCAGCGGGGAAATGCTCTGTTTCCTTGGTCAGCTCCACTCGGATCATGGCTATGCCGCCGACTTCTGGAGCGCGAACAGCTCCTTGTTGCTATTGGGGAAGATGCGGGCGGTGAACCCGTATCCGTCTGCGGCGCCTTCCTTTTCGTTGGCGTTGGGCGCCCAGATGCGCGAACGCAGCTTGGAGATGTAGCGCGTGGTGTGACCGAGATCGTCAACCAGCTGGAACGCGATAAAGCGGCTGGCGGGCTTGGGGACCACGATTGCCGTGTCCGTGGACCCCGGCCAAATCAGTGATGTAGTGGTCTCGTTGTCCTCCAGGGCGGTGAACTTGCGTTCCACCTTGAGGTTCTTGCTGGCCACCTTGACCACGCCGTAACCCCATGCGGTGATGTCGGTTTCGTTCCACTCGCGGGTGTTCTCGAAACCGTTGTCGCCGTGCAGGAGGCCGACGTACTTCCACAGTGCGGGCCACGGGTCGGTGATCGTCGCGGGCAGGTTGTTGGTGGTCGCTGGCGAGGTGATGTCGTACGGACTGTCCGTGCCGGTGTAGATCAGCACATCAGCGCCGTCCCACAGCTTCACGTTGTCGGCATTGCCGGCCATTGTGATTCTCCTTCTTGTCGAGTCCGGGCGACGGCGCGCACGGACAAACACCGACAACCCCTGTGGTGGTCGGTGAAACTTGTTGCGGTCCTGGGCCGCCTACTTGGTAGCGATGTGAATTCCGGCGCTGGCAGCCGCGCGGGAGAGCACGCCGTCGGCGGCCTGGTCGAACGCGCGGACCTTGACCGCAGCCACAGCGCGGTCGGTGGTGTACTCGACGACCTCGGCCTCGATGCCGGTCGCGGCCGCGATGTCGTTGGCAACCGATGTGACAACGGCCTGTGCGGCTGCGCCTTTGGCCAGTTCGGCGATGGCCTTCTTGTTGAGCTTGAACGTCGGGCTCTTGGCCATCAGATCTGCCTGGCTCGTGCTTGGACATTGACCAGCGTGGAGGCGAGCACCGCCCCGGTCTTGGGGTCTCGAGACTCCAGTACCGGGCCGACGCCGTGGACCTTGATGCCCGGCAGGCGGGCGGTGGACAGGTGGCCCGCCGCTATGCGGGCGAGTTCACCGACGGCGGTACGGACTCGTCCGCGCGCGGTGATGCGAATGACGTGATAGGACCGCACGATCTGCCCGGACCAGGCCACGACGACGGGGCCGCCGTCGTCGGCAAGCACGATGACCGGCGCCTCGTCGGGTGTCCATTCGTCGGGCACCGCGTCGGCGACGGTCACGCCGGAGAACTTCGGGGCCAGCCAGGCGCGCAGCAGCGGCGCGGGGGCGGCCTGCACACGCATCAGGTGCCCTTGCCGGTCGCGGAGTGGCACAGCACGGCGATACCGCCCCGGCCACGTGAGTTCCATTCCTGCATGCGGCCAAGGCATTTGCGGTCGCGTACCTCGATGCGGAAGGGCTTGGCCAGCACGGCTGCGGTCGCTGTCCACACCCCGCCCGCGCCCCGGTGGCGCAACGGCAGGTAGGTGGTGAATTCCACCGAGTCGAGATCGCCGCCAATCCCGAACCGCAACAGCGTGTTACCGGGCGCAACCTCGTAGGCCAACAGGCGCAGCGGTGCGCCGTCGGGCAGCTGGTCGCCGGTAATGGGGTCCTTGCCGCCAAGCGGGGTGACCGTCACCCACTCGGTCACGGCGTGGGCTCGAGTCGGTAGAGGTCGAACGTGGCGCGTTCGGCGTCGCTGAATTGTGAGTGAGCGCTCGATGACGTAGTTGCCCCGTACTGGAACGGGCCGATGCCGATGAACGGGCCACCGCCGATCATGGTTGATACCCGGTCAACCATGGACAAGATGGCGCCTTGCCAGTTCGCGGCCTCGTCGTCGGTGAAGCCGTGGGTCATCGTGACGCTCAACGCACCGAGCTCGTGCGTCCACCACGGCGGGCCGGGTGCGATTCCGGGCCTCTTGCGGACCATGCCCTGCCGTGAGATCTCCAGTTGGGCAGGGGAGTAGACCGTCTCATCGGTGGCCCCGCCGTAGCGTGCGCTGCGTTCGCGGATCTCGGCGAGCGAGATGAGCTTGAGGGTGGGCAGCATCAGCGTGTTGCCGCCCGGCCCGTCAAGCTCCACCGTGTCGCCGGTCTTGACCGGCGTCACGTGCCATCCGCAGTACGCACGAGCAGCGGCCAGCGCTGCCCGCAGAAGGCGGCCAGTCTCCGGATCATCGGCGACCAGCCGCCCCTGCGTGTACTGCTCGACGGCAGCCTCGTTCAGCTCGGGCATTAGGCCTCGGCGCTGCCCTTGTGGGCGGGAGCCTTCGGCGCGGCCTTGTTGGCCGGTGCCTTGGCCTGCTTCTCGCCGCCAGCATCCCCGCCGTCGGCCTTGTCGCCGTCGCCAGCGTCGTCCTCGGTGTCAGCCTTGGTGTCGGCCTTGGTGTGCGGGATCAAGCCGCGCGCCTTGGCGTCCTCGTCGGAGAGCTGGATGGTGGTTGTGCGGCCCCAGGGGTCGCCGGTGGCCACTTCGTACTCGCGCAGAGTCATCAGGCCACCGCCGTCTTGCAGAAGGCGGGCGGGCGGGTGACGCCGAACGCGTTGCGCTCCTCGGCCAGCACCGCCACCAGGTTGCGGATGAAGAAGTCCGCGTGCGAGTCGGTCATGGTGATGCTGGTCTGCTCGCGGTCCCAGATGACGGCCTTGGAGAAGTCGCCGGGCAGTGCGTGCGTGTCGGGCATGATCTCCGAATCGACGACCGGCAGACCCCACAAGGTGGTCACTCCGGTGTTGAACGGTCCGGCGTAGTAGTACCGGCCCATCTCGTCCTTGGTGAGCTCGATCTGCTCCTTGACTGCCGGAGAGACCAGGATCGCGTTCGGCTGTACGCGGCCCACGGTGCGCAGCTTCGTGATCGCCTTGCGCAGGGAGGTGAAGATGTCGGTCGTGAACGCCTGCGTCTGGATGCCGGAGGTGTTCAGGATGCCGGTGTGGTTCTCACCCACGCCGTTGCCGTTGAGGAACTGGTTGTCCTCGGCCTCGGCGATATCGAGCTGGAGCTCATCGTTGATCAGGCCCTCCAGCTGCGCCACGTCGGCAAGTGCCCGCTTGGAGACCGGCACCCACTCGGCGATGGTCTTGACCGTGGCCTGCTTGACCTCGAATGCCCACGAGCCTTCGGGCTTGTAGCCGCCGTTCGGGTCGGTCACCAGTGGGCCGGCCGAACCGGGCGCGGTGGGCGCCGCTGCGCTGCTGGCTTCCGGAACCGGAGCGGCGTTGTTGGTGTGGCTGGTCTCGCGCACGTACTCCACCACATCGGAGGTGGTGCGACGCTTGGCGCATAGATCGCGCAGACGCAACGGCCGACGGCCCAGCATCTCCACAATGTCGGTGCGGTCCGGGACGATGAACGCGCCAGCGCTGGTGCGGGACTGACCCACGAACAACGACTTGAGCGAGATCGCGTCGGACTGGATTTTGGCGCGGTCCGGGATGCGGAACTCGCCGTTGCCGGTCTTGAATCGATCCATCATCGCCTTGAACTCCGGCGACTGGATCACGGTCGTACCGAGGCTCAAATTGAGCTCGGCATGGCCGCCCTTGGTTTCCGGGACGCCGATGTTGTCGGCAAAGGTCTTGGCCTCGGCCAAGATTGCCTCATCGGCCTTGACCGCCTTGATGGCTTCCAAGATGTCCTTGGCGGCCGCCACGGCGGTGTTGTACTCGACCTGCTCGTTGTCCTTGAAGTCGCGGCCGCCTTCGGCCTCGGCCTTCTCTGCGATGTCGCGCGCCGTCTTGAGTGCCGCGTCGGCGCGCTCCTTGAGCTGCAACAGTCGTGCAGACATGTGAATCTCCTTCTGATTCTTTGGATTTAGATCGCGCTGGCTAGTTCCAGCTCGATCAACTTGTGCGCCGAGGATGCGACGGGCGACTTGCGGTTGGCCTGAACGGGCGCCGCTTCGGGCGCTGGCTCAGACGGGCCGGATTCGCTGGCCTTGTCCTCGTCAGGTGTGCTGCCGAGAGCGCAGAGCACACGGCTGATGGCCTCGTGTGCGTCTCGTAGTTCGCTCTCGTTTTTGGCCGACAGCACGCGGCCAGCCTTGGTGTCCGCTGCGATTTCGCGTGCCTTGACGGCAAGGATCTCGGTGTCCTGGTTGGCGCCGATGGTCACCACCGACACCTCGTAGAGCTTGAGTTCGCGCAGCTCGTAGAACGATTCGGTGGGCACGGTGCCGTCCTCGCCGACGGTCGCACCGGCCTTGGGCCGCTCGGCCATGCCGCCGTCGAGAATGTCGTAGGCGAAAGACATCTGATTGACGCGGCGGCCCTTGAGCATCTTGTACACCTGCAACCCCTTGGGGTTGGAGGTGTCGATCTGCGCGGTAACGAGCAGTCCGTGCTCGTCCTCCACCGCGGACTCGACGTGCCCGATGTTGTAGTCCGGATCGGACATGTTGTGCCCGAACAGAAGCGGTATCGGACTGCCCGACTTCGCCCACTCGGCAAGGGAGTTGGCGAATGCGCCCTTGACTACCACGTCGCCGTAGCTGTCGATGTTGCTGAATACGCTGGCGTACGCGGTGAACTGACCTTCAGCGAGCCCGTCGTCGGGTCCGGCCTTGATCTGTATGTTCGCCATTTTGGTGCGCATGGGTGGTACTCCCTTACTCGTCGTCGTCGAGTTCGTCGGTGGCTTCGTTGTCAGCCGGTTGCTCCGGGGCCTGGTCGTCAGCCGGTATCGGGTTGCGGTCGCCGTTCTGAGTGAGGTTCAGCGGCTTGATCAGGTCGTCGCCGCCCTCTACGGGTGGCCGATTGTCCAGGGCGCGTGCCTCATTGATGGTTAGCCAGGGTCCGCCGACGGCGGTCTGCATGATCCCGGCGCGGTCCTTGAAATTGCCCGTCAGCTTCTCGCGCAGGTTGAACTCGCAGAAGAATCGCTCTGGCGTCACAGGCTCCAGCTCGGGGAGCAGCTGGAGGTCGATCTCGTCCTCGATCTGTTCGAGCAGAGGGCCGAGGGTGTCTTGGTACAACATGGCGTGCTGCTCGGTGATGTTGGCGAACGTGGCCCGGTCCAGGATGCCGATCATGGGCGGCGGGATGAAGTAGGACCGGCATACCTCTTCGTCGGTGAGCTTGCGGCCCTCGATGTACTGCAAGTCTTTTGCGGTTTGGCTGGCCTGAACGAACGTCATGCCGTCCTCCAGCACTGGGGTGCCGCCCGCTTGGCTGGCGTCGGCCCCCGCGTACTGAGAACGCCAGGACTCCTTGAACTTCGCGCGAGCCTCCTTGGTCCACGCGGGGGCCTCCTTGGGCCGGGAAAGGTATCCGGACATGCGGGCGCCGTTGCGCATGATCTGGTCGCGCATGTCGCTGGCCGACCACTCTTCGCGCAGGATTTGACGCAGCGACTCCAACGGCGAAATGCCGATGTCGTAGATGCCGCCGTAGCCGCGCACATAGAACACGTCATCAGCGGGGATGACTTCACCGGCACTGCCAGCGGGACCGGCCACCTTGAAAGCGGTGGGGGACAGGCCCGGTGAGTTGTAGTTGTCCGGGGTCACCAGCCGGGGCGGTAGGTGCTGGAGGCCAACCAGTTTGGATCCAACACGCAGCTTGCGCCAGTAGGCAACGTCGTAGATGCCCAGATCATGGATGAGCGTTGACTTGAACCGATACGGCGTCATCTTGGGGTTGGGCCGGTACAGCAGTTTGGCCAGGGGGTGCTCGAACACCTTGGCTCGCTCGGCCTCTGACTGGCGCTCGAATACCCCGATGCCGAGTTGGGCGATGTTGCGCGCCAGGAACGACACGACGCGGCGCACCGAGGGTTGTAGGCGCCAGATCTCGAAATACTCCAGTGATAGGAACGGCGAGATGTCGATGCGCTGCTGGATCGGGGAGTACCGAGACCATGGCGTACCGATGGGGATCGGGGTACCACCGCTAACCGTGATGCCCATCAGGGGACCTGTACGTAGTCCACGTTGCCGGAGTCGATGATGATCTCGCCATCAGCCGGTATCCATTCCTGGCCAGGCTCGTACACGCTGGCCGCGCGCAAGATCAGCTTCGGGCCTGCCTCTTTCACGAGGACACCACGAATTGTGCTACCAGAGTGCAGGTTCCATACGGCCTCACGCCCTACTGCGGGATGCTTGCGCTTAAACAATCATCAGCTCCTCGTCCTCGTAGGCCGAACGACTCTCCGGCTCAAGTGTTTCCAGTCCCCATACCGCGCCGATTACGGCTTGCAGTGGTGCGGCGTCGGTGGGCGATTTGGCTCGGTCGATGACCCACGCACCTTGCGCGAGTACTTTGATGGCGGCGCTGGTAGCCGCCGCGTCGAGGCCGGGGTGTTCCAGGTGGCGCAGGGTGCGCTCGTTCATGTGGTCCCAGACCTTGCCGGTGGCGATCCCCAGATCAGCGCCGCCCCACTCGATCACGTTGAGGCCTTCGGCCTTGGCGTCCTCGATCAGCGATGTGACGGGGGCACCGTTGGATTGCATGACCACGGCGGCGAAACCGTCCTGGTGTTCGACCAGCCAGGGGATCACCCAATCGGTTCCGGAGCGGTCGGCGCTTATGCCGGCCACCGGCTTGCCGTCATCGTCGAGGCCTACCCGCGCGACATACGCGTGTGTGCGTGACCAGGAAACGTCCACGCACACAACTCGGGGACTGCCCTCTGCGGGGCGTGCGGTGTTGTCCAGCGTGTCGGCCCACGAACTCTCGGGGAACGGTCCGGCGTCGGACATCGAGACCCACCGGCACAGCACCTCGGTCTCGAACATGTGCGGCGGGTTGCCCCGCAGTGCCCCGGCGATGGCCCGCTCGGTGACGCAATCCTCGGTGATTTCAGTGTGATTCATCGAGGGGTTGGCCTGTGCCCATGCTTGCCGGTCGGTGCGCTTGGCCTTGGGGGGTGCTGACCATTCAAACCAGCCGGTCATTTCCTCGTCGGCGTGCTCGGCGAGGTATTCCTCCATCTCGGCGTCGAGCTCGCCGAGTACCGCCGCGTCCGCGTCGCCGTCGGGCCACCCGAGCGCTTGGTGTGCCGTGGTGCGCAGCCAGCGCAGAACGATGGACATCGCATCTCCAGCGTTGGAGAACGCCCACGCCTGACCACGGGGACGGGCGTTCATCGCGTTGGTGACGGCCGCCCACGACTCCCAGTTGGTGTGCTCGCGCAGCTCGTCGAGCAGAATCAAGTCGCCGGAGAAGCCGCGACCGCCGCGACGAGTGGCAGCGGCCACCTGATAGTCGCGGAACCATGGGGTCTCGTCAGTCTTGGCCAGCCGCAACATCTTCGGGTGGCCTCGGTCCACCTTCTCGATGAAGTGCGCCAGTTCCTCGTCGCCCTCGGCCCACTGCACGGCCTCGTCCCATGCCTTCTCGGCGCGGGCCAGATCCTGCGCGGTGCCGATGACCATCTTGGAATCGAGCGCGTACAGGTGCCACAGCGCCAGCACGAGCAGAATCAGCGACTTGCCGTTTTGCCGGGCCACCTCGACGATGACGAACCGGAATCGGTAGGTGCCGTCCTCGTTGAGCTCCAGCGCGTGAATGAGCAGCCACTCTTGCCACGGGAACAACCGCAGCCCGAGCAGCTGCTCGGCGAACGCGATGCACGCGAACCCGTGCGAGGTCTGCGGAGTCAACTCACGGCGCGGCGGGGTGAAGATGCGCGGCTCGGTGCATCCGAGGATGCGCTTTGCGCACGCGGTACTCAACCCGTGGCCTCGCCGGTTCCGGTCTGGCGGGTCATCGCCCGCACAGCGGCGAGCTTGCCCTTGCCGACACTGCCGCTCTTGCGCAGCTTGTCCATCAGTTCGGAGAGCTGCCGGGCCGCCGAGGGGTGCTGCGCGATGGCCAGCTGGTTGTCGAGTACTCGCGCCAGCGCGTACGCCGTGGCCACCAGGCCGGGCCGCGACGCGGCGACCCCGAGTGTGTCAATCTCAGCTATCACGCCCTGCTGTACGTCGCCGATCACCGAGGCTCGCGGCGCGCTCTGCTCGCCACCGGCGTTTGCTGGCATCGACCGCACGGACGCCAATTTGCGGCCGGACTGTTCCGCGCCCTTCTTCCGCTGCCGGAGCTCCTTGCGGTACTCCGAATTGGCGAGTTTGCACTGGTCACAGCGACAACCAGCCAGGTATCGGGTGCGATTGTGTACGTCAGGCATGGGACACGCCTCCTGTACAGCGGTCGCGGGATATGTTCAGGTCCAACGGCGTTTGCGAAAAGGGAGCCTTACCGCGGAGTCGCCTGCCAGCTCGTTTGCAGAGAATCGAACCCCCCTCCCTACCAGGGGTTTTGCATCTGCCAGCTAACTCTTTGACCTGCGGTTATGCGCTCTGCAAACACCGCTCACCAGTCGGGTTGGACCCATCTCCGCTGCTCAGGCGGTGTGTCCTGCCGTGCTCGGTTGCACCGGCAGTGAGAGGGCCGAAGGTTGGTCATGTCGTAGGCGAGGTGAGGATGGCTCTCGACGGGTTGGTAGTGGTCGGGCTCGAACGCCTCGGGGGTCTGTGGCGCGGCGGCGTAGTCGATGGGCTGACGACACAGCCAGCACACCGCGCGGGTGGCCTTGCACCGCTGCCGGAACTCACGCTTGACCTTGCGCTCAAGACTGCCGTTGCGCAGGTTGCTCATCGGGTTGTCGCCTACCATCCCAGCTCATGACAATGAAGCCATCCGACATTGAAGATCTCAGGGCCGAGGCGTGGAGCCGCCTCAATGGCGGTGCATCGGCGATCTTCTCGCGGGATGCCGCTGACCATCCGGACGGTGAGCGGCATCTGGAGTACGCGAAGGTACAGGCGTTGCTGTCCATCAGTGCCGAGCTGGGGCTGATACGCGCGATGTTGGAGCGCAAGCAGGGTGGCAGCTAGACCGGTCGCGTTCGGTGCCATGTGCAGTAGGCGGCCATGAGCGCCGAGGCCAGCGCTGGCACGTCCTGCATGGGCAGTTTGTCGGGCACGTTGCGGATGGCCACCGCGTCACCGTGTGGACTGATGGGCACGGTGCCGTCAGACCATGGCTGCGCGGTGATGGGTACTCGGACGTAGCGCCGGCCGGACTCGTAGGACTCGACCTCGGGTAGTGCGATCACCATGTGACCCTTGGTCTTGAGGGCATCGGGGAGCACCGAGGCGATGAGGTCGGCCACCTGCGCTTGTGTGTAGATGACGGTCTCGGTGGCGCCTTCGGCGCCGATGGTCGTCTTACGGGTATGGCCAAACAGGCTCGGGATGGCCTCGATGACCTCACGTATAGCCTTGCGCGCGTCCATCGGGTAGTTCTACGCCGAGGGCCTGACATAGGGGCTCTGGCGGGCCATGATCCCGCATCTTGGTTTCCACCCGGAACTTGTGTCGTACGTTTCCACCGGGGACTTGTTCACCCGCTCTAACCTCTTGAGCTACAGAACCAGCTATCAGGGCGTGATGTGCCGACCCTTGATACGACGAAACCCCCAGCTAGGCCGGGGGTTTCATGCAGTAGATACAGCTCACCTACTGGCATGTTGAGCGCCATTTTGCCACACGCTCGCATCGTCGCTGGTCAGGCACGCTTTGCGTGTCGCGGTCGCTGCGCCCGCACGCGGCGCACATCGCCGATGCGAACCATCTGGTGGCCGTTGGCGTCATGGCCGCGAACCGGCACATGCCCGTTTTGGATCCACCGTTCGATGGTGCGCTGCGGTACGTGCTCATCGAGGCGGGGCAGTACCACGTCCACCAGCTCGCGCACGGTGGCGTTGCGGTCGTCGAGCTCGCCGAGGTTGTGTGCCAGCACGTCGGCCACTATGTGCCCTACACCGCACCGTGGGCACACGATCTGGTTGGTTTGGTGCGGCGCGGTGAGCGCGTATCCGCATCGGGTTGTCCTGTCGCCCTGCTCGGTTCGTTCCTTGAGGACAGCCTCGGGTGCGGGGTCGGTGATGCACGGCCCGATGGTCATCGGCTCCGGCGGGCGATTGACCACGCGGGTGGCAGAGCGGAACACGCGCTCGATCTCATCGCAGATCTCGGCGGCGTTCTCTTGCAGGGCCACGTCGCCAGCGTGCCGGTACAGCCATTTGGCCATGCGCGCCAGGGTGGTCACCGGCAGTGTGTCCTCGCCGCGCTTGCCGGTGTAGGTCGCCCGCAGGTTCTCGGCTGACGGCTCGGGTGCGCGCAACTCCGGTGCCCCGTCGCAGTCGTCGCACAGGGCGCCGGTCGCGGACGTAGGCAGCGCGACATAGCACCGTGCGCAGGCATCCGGCAGTGCAGCGGTCGTTGCATCGGGCACGTACACCCGTGTGGGCTCGGGATCGTTGGCGGGCACGGGGCTTGGCTGCGTGCGGAACTCGGGTACTTGCAGCCCCCGCGTCTCGCACATGTCGCGGATGGTCGTCGAGAGCGCATTGCCGATGCGGTCCAGCTCGTCGCTGGCGTGCCCGTTGGCTCGACCGAGGGCCAGGGCGTGCCATAGGGCGGCCTGATATCGCTCCTGCTGGTCCCTTTCGGTTGGTGCGCTGTCCTTGTCGCGGGGGAACGGTTCGACGTGACTCACGAGGGTGTCGTCGCCGTGCAGCACCCGACGGCGCCCGCCGCGACCACTGGGGCTGAGTCTGGCTTGCCCGACGGCGGTCTCGGTGAGCCGGTCCAGCCACCAGGGCAGCGCGCGCAGACGGTCGCGCAGCTCGCTCACGCACGCCTTGCACGCGAACAGATCGGTAGCGCGGTCGCAGCGCTTGCACTTGGTCATTCGGTGAAGCTCCTTGCTATCTGGTCGAATTGGGCATCGATGTCCCGCTGTTCGTAGTGGTCAAGGAGTGCGCGTTGCCAGGGCTGCACCGCCAGCCCGAGGTCTAGGCACATCTGCCATATGCGCTCTGCGTCGCCGTGCTTCATTGGCCGGCCTTCTTGGGTGGTGCGCAGATCGAGGCACCGGGCACTGGTCGCACGTGGCCGTCACAGGCGGCACATCGGCGGTTTCCGTTGGCGTCGTAGTAGTGCCACAGGTTGTGTCGGCAGCGACGTACTTTCAGCGCCCGCCCATCGATGTCGCGCTCCCTCATCGCGCACACCCGGCAGCGAACGCGGCGAATGCTTCGGTGCTGGTCTCGAAATAGCACCACGGCTCGCACTCGTCGAGTGCGTGTTGCTTGCAGATGGTCCAGCGAGTCCATCCGTCAGTCCGCTTGTGGATGCGCCAGGGTGCGGGTGAGGGAGCTGGCTTGCGCGGCTCGTCGTGTACCGCGCCGTCGTGCCAGTAGCCCTCGGCCAGCGTGCCGTCGTCGAGCAGCACGGCCACGCGAGCGCCGTCGGTCAGTCCGGGGCAGGTAAACCACTCGGGTCCGTTTTCTGGGTCATCGTGTCTCCGTTCGCATATCGATTCCTGGGGCTGAGTTGAACGCTCGCGGGCGTTCGGGGGGTTGGTGACTATCCGGTGAGGGGTGGATGTTCTGCGGGCTCTACAGCCTCGGTTCGTGAGGGGTGGAACGCGCCGCACTTGAGGGGCTTGCCGTCGTGGTTGACGCAAGGGTGGCCAGCCTTCGCGCGGCAGGACACCCATGGGCACCTGATGGCCATCTCTGGGTGCGCTGGTCCGGATCCCACACTCGGACGGACGAACTGACGCAGGGGCTTACCCACGGCCTCGACAAGCTCGCCGAGCCGCTCGCGGTTGCGTGCTTCCAGGGCGAGGTCGCGCTGGTCCTCGCGGGCCCGGCGGTCGTCGGCACTTTCACGGTCCAGCTGATCTCGGCGCATGACCTTGACGCGCCCGTAGACGTGCCCAGGCTCCAGCCAGACGCCCGGATTCTCCCGAAGGTGGTCACGTACCGCCGTGAGGGCCAGTGAGCGCGGGAGATCGCCAATCACGGCTTGCCACACGTCGACATCGGTCTCGCCCACGGTGCGCCGGTCAGCAGCGGCCACGGCGGTCAGCACGTCGATCACGTCGTTGCGGTTCATGTCAGCTCCAATCGGTTGGTGGTCGTGTTCTTCAGTGCTTGGACCTGCGCAACGCGCTGGTCGGAGGTCGAGAGAGCGCGCGCGGCTCTGGGGTTCTTGGACTTGATGACTTCGGAGACGAGCGAGGCGAGGATGGTTCGGCCGATGCCGATGCCGGGCTTGGCGTTCCAAAGCTGCAGGGCCGCGGTGACGATTTCGGGATCGGTGCCGCCGCGGATGAGTTCGCTTGCCTGGATTCGCAGCGCGGTCTTCGTGGGTCCGGGGTGGCTGGGGTCGATGTGTCGGCGCACGAGCTCGGCTCCAGGGGTGGCCGATACGGCGCTCGTGGGTGCTGGCGGCTCGTCGTCTCGCGCGGTCGAGTCAGTACTTACGCTCTCAACGTAAGTAGTAGTTCTTTTATCTTCTGTTCTATTAGGGGGCGTGACATCACGTGACATATCACGTGACACAGATTCGCGTTTTGCCTGATCAGCCTCGGTTTCACCCACTGACTGGTCGGAAGAATTTCGGCCGTCTCCGGTGGATTTTGGCGCGTTTTTTGCGCGTTTTTTTGACGAATCGTCGCCGTTTTTTTGCGAATCTTCGGTTGTGGTGTCACGTGATGCGTCACGTGATTTCTTCTCCCGTAGACGCGCTTGCCGGTCGCGGTCGGCCAGCGTGCCGTCGTCGAGCAGCACGGCCACGCGAGCGCCGTCGGTCAGTCCGGGGCAGGTAAACCACTCGGGGCTCGCTTTCTCGGTCATCGTGTCTCCGTTCGCATATCGATTCCTGGGGCTGAGTTGAACGCTGGCGGGCGTTCGGGGGGTTGGTGACTATCCGGTGAGGGGTGGATGTTCTGCGGGCTCTACAGCCTCGGTTCGTGAGGGGTGGAACGCGCCGCACTTGAGGGGCTTGCCGTCGTGGTTGACGCAAGGGTGGCCAGCCTTCGCGCGGCAGGACACCCATGGGCACCTGATGGCCATCTCTGGGTGCGCTGGTCCGGATCCCACACTCGGACGGACGAACTGACGCAGGGGCTTACCCACGGCCTCGACAAGCTCGCCGAGCCGCTCGCGGTTGCGTGCTTCCAGGGCGAGGTCGCGCTGGTCCTCGCGGGCCCGGCGGTCGTCGGCACTTTCACGGTCCAGCTGATCTCGGCGCATGACCTTGACGCGCCCGTAGACGTGCCCAGGCTCCAGCCAGACGCCCGGATTCTCCCGAAGGTGGTCACGTACCGCCGTGAGGGCCAGTGAGCGCGGGAGATCGCCAATCACGGCTTGCCACACGTCGACATCGGTCTCGCCCACGGTGCGCCGGTCAGCAGCGGCCACGGCGGTCAGCACGTCGATCACGTCGTTGCGGTTCATGTCAGCTCCAATCGGTTGGTGGTCGTGTTCTTCAGTGCTTGGACCTGCGCAACGCGCTGGTCGGAGGTCGAGAGAGCGCGCGCGGCTCTGGGGTTCTTGGACTTGATGACTTCGGAGACGAGCGAGGCGAGGATGGTTCGGCCGATGCCGATGCCGGGCTTGGCGTTCCAAAGCTGCAGGGCCGCGGTGACGATTTCGGGATCGGTGCCGCCGCGGATGAGTTCGCTTGCCTGGATTCGCAGCGCGGTCTTCGTGGGTCCGGGGTGGCTGGGGTCGATGTGTCGGCGCACGAGCTCGGCTCCAGGGGTGGCCGATACGGCGCTCGTGGGTGCTGGCGGCTCGTCGTCTCGCGCGGTCGAGTCAGTACTTACGCTCTCAACGTAAGTAGTAGTTCTTTTATCTTCTGTTCTATTAGGGGGCGTGACATCACGTGACATATCACGTGACACAGATTCGCGTTTTGCCTGATCAGCCTCGGTTTCACCCACTGACTGGTCGGAAGAATTTCGGCCGTCTCCGGTGGATTTTGGCGCGTTTTTTGCGCGTTTTTTTGACGAATCGTCGCCGTTTTTTTGCGAATCTTCGGTTGTGGTGTCACGTGATGCGTCACGTGATTTCTTCTCCCGTAGACGCGCTTGCCGGTCGCGGTCGGCCTTCCTGCGCGCAACCAGTGCGTCCCCCGCCGAGTTCCACGACTGCCAGCTTCGGAAGTCCCACCCGCCGGCGGGACGAGGCATGAGGATGTCGGCGTCGACCAATTCCGCGATGAGCTTCTTGGGGTTGGGCAGTCCAAGCATGGTGATGTTGCGTTCGGAGATGTAGCCCGATGATTCAGCGTTGCCGCAGAAGGCGAGTGCTCTCGTGAGCATGCGCTCAGCGTTGGGGCTGAGCTGTTGCACGGCCTCATCGAGGTAGTACGTCGACGAGAGCAGAACGGCCTTCATGAATCCTCTTTCGTGGTCGTGTAGGTGATTTGGACCGGGTAGCGACCATGTGCGCGCAGGCATCCATCTGCCTTGAGCGCGTATTCGTAGCCGCACATTGAGCAGATCCCGCGAGGTCGATAGATCGCAGCACGCGCCCCTGCGCTGGGTGGCTTTCCGGCGCCTGGGCAATAGATCTCAATCTGTTGCCCGTAGTGGATTCGTTCAGGCATCGGCTGACCTCTGCTCGTCGATCGCATTCAGCACCTTGCGCACCAACACCCACGGTCCATCCCCATACCGGTGCTCAACTGTGGTGGTGTGCCAGGTGCCGTCACACTTGGTCTGTGCGACATAGGTGTTCACTTCGTCGGGGTGTGGTCGGCCCGGCGTGGTGCGCTGAATCGTCATCCCCTCGGCGATCGACTGGCCGTTGACGTGCAGGGTGAAATGGAGCGTCATCACGCCACCGCCTTGCTGTAGCAGCTGAAATCACATGACGGGTCGCAGAGGTACGGGCAACCGCCATCGGTACGCCGGGGCAGGCCCTTGTGCTTGCGGATGAGTCCGTTTGCGCGCAGCTTGTATTCGCGACGGCAGTATCGGCACGTGCCCATGCCGGGGTAGAACTCGGTTCGTCCGCGCACACTCCCGGGTAGCGGGATTCCATCGGGATCTGGGCAATGGTCGGCCATCAGCGCACCGCCTCGGGCTGGTCCCAGTCGCGCCCGAACGCGTCACCGGCCGCTGTCCTGGAAACCGACCGCGCGAGGGACACGAGCAGTTCGCGCGGCATCGGTTCCGGCTCCAGTCGGGGTGCTGGATGCGATACCTGTAGGTACGGGCCGACCGAGATCAGCAGGCCCCAACCCGTCGGCAATTCTCCCGGCCGTACGATCGACCGATCCGAAACGACCAGCCACCAATAGTCCATGTGCCGCTTGAAGACTTCGGCCTTCTCTGGGGCGCGTAGCTCGGTCAGCCAGTCAGACCGAGACACCTTGACCTCATGGCCATGTAGGGCATAGCCGCCCGTCTTCCAGTTGTCTACGGCAATGAAGTCGGCGATGCGGACAGGATCGAAGGGCCGGTTGCGCACGTGCTCAGCAACGGCATACCGCCTGGCTCCCATCGTTGTTCGCCCGTAGCGGCGGTGCAGCTGGTCGAGGATGTCCCGCTCGGTCGTCTTGGTGGCCATCAGCGCACCGCCCTGGGGTACTGGTCCCACGTGCGCCCGTCCAGCTCACGCCCGGCGCGCTTCTTGCCGACACGTTGCATCTGTGCTCGTGGATCATCTACATACGGCGGCTT